TCCACTGCACAGCTCCGACACTCGCCACCATTACCATTTACGAGCCTTGCGAATAAACCAAATTTCAGGAACGGTAGTTTCAGTTATGGCTCCATCTGAAAGTAACGACAAGAAAAAATTAGGGTGACTTATACCAAGTAAACAAAACTTCACATCTTAAGGATTGGTACTGCCACAAGCTGTACTTTGACACGAAGGGGGTGCGTCTCATAAGGGCGCACTCCCTTTTAATTCTTACTTCCGGGGCTTCTCTTGCCCGCAGTGGTTCTCGATAGAAAAGTAATGCGCAGGCTTATAAATAACCTGCCATACTGGCTTTGCAAACTGGACAGGTCCAAAGCAAAGGGAAAGATTCAAAGGGAGATATCAATCATGACTGATGGTAGGAAAGAGGTGCTTTTTAGCGATGTTGCAATAGCGTTGGATATCGTCCTATTGCTGTTTAATCAATTAAACATCCCTGCTGCCCGAGCTCAGGAATTTGCTATAACCACGTCGGTACTCACCGAAGTCAAAAAATTCGTTGATGAAAAGCTCCAGAAAGACTCGTCTGCTCAGGACCCGAATGAAGAGGCTTTAAGTGCCGCTTCCAATAGTGAAGAGGCCAACGCAAGCCAGCCATCGGACAACACGGAAGCATAAATAGTCACATAGACTACAGAGATTGCTTTCGATGAATTTCACTCAATCTTCTGGCGTAAGACCTACGACTTCGGGGGTTCATATCGACGTATCGATATGAACCTCTTCGTTAGATATCAAGCGGGCTCAAAAAGCTCGTGTCGCCACTTTTGATACAAGGAAGGGCCGCCGGACTGAGCACTGAATGGGTAACGGTTGCTTAATAATTCATCGTAGGTCGGCAGATTTGATGTGAGATATACGATGTTTCAGGCTCCTCCACACAGCACTTCGGTTACAACTGGAGACTCATTCTCCCTTGACAGTATTGTTACGTTTGCGCTTTCCCTCCTTGCTGTTTTTGCGCCCCTTCAAAAAATGATGGTGGCGCTTTTGTTCTTGGTGTCTGCGGATTTTCTTACCGGAATATGGGCTGCATATCACACGAAAAGTCCCATCTCTTCGCGCAGGCTTGCCAGAACCATTGTTAAAACGTTCGTTTACCTGACCACTGTCTGTGTAGTTCACGTTGCTAATAAGTTCCTCTTATCGGCCGGGGATTTCTCTCTCCCTCTGGACAGCCTGATTATATCGTTTATCGCGCTCACGGAGCTTAAGTCCATCTTTGAGAACCTTCACAAAGTTCAAAAGCAACCGTTTTTACAATTTCTCATTGACCGCATCGCCTCTGATTCCTCTCAAGTTGCGGATCGCCTCGATGCTGCTACCTCTGTAGTTCGAACGATTGACACTGAGGAATCCAAGCCCACCGAAAATAAGAAGGCGGGAAAGAAAAAGGAGAAAAAGCGTGGCCCTTCCAACAGACAGAAATAGTCTTATAAAGTTTTGCCTCCAAGAGCTTGGTGCCCCTGTCATTCAGATCAATCTTGACGAAGGACAGATTGAGAATCAGGTAGACAAGGCGCTAGAGCTTTTCAAGGAGTACCACATCGATGGTACGGCAGTCTTTTATAAAGCTTTCAAGGTAACTGCTTCGTCCCTTGTTCTTGCTGGTATTCCCGGCAAGGATTTTAAGGTTCATGAGATTATCCAGGGCGGAGTCTCCGGTGCCCAGGCACGCGTTGAGGCGTATGACAAAAGCACACGCACGATAAAATTCACTTTTACCGATAGGCTTGCCCCTGTTCATTTCATGGATGGGGAAATAATTACCGGCCTCACGTCTGGTGCAACAACAACTCTGACAAATTGTCACGCTCAGACTCTCGGCATGATGGACAACAAGTACATCGACCTTCCAGACTCGGTCGTTGGAGTAATTGAGGTGCTTAAATCCAGAAGCTCCTTTGGTTCACATCCAATTAACCCGTTCGACCTTCAGTATCAGCTCGCTCAGCAGGTAACCATTCAAACGTTCCTTAACGCTGATGTCATGACGTACTACATGTACCAGCAGGATATTCAGCTATGGAACCAGATGTTCGTTGGGGTGAAACCACACTGGCACTCTCGTAAGCAAAACCGTCTCTACATCGCCACAAACTGGCCTGAAGAGTTCCGGTTGGGTGAGTACATCGTTCTTAAGTTCTGGGGTGCCGTTAAGCCAGAAGATTTCCCAAAGGTGTACGGCGACAAATGGGTCAGGAAGTATCTCACCGCGCTCTTACAGGTTCAGTGGGGACGAAACCTTACCAAATACAACAACGTAACGCTTCCCGGCGGAATCGTGCTTAACGGACAACAGATCCTTGAGCTTGGCCTGAAGGACAAAGAAGAGGCAGAAATTGAGCTTCGTTCGACCTATGAGATGAAGACTCCGTTCAAGATAGGATAAGAGCGGAGGAAAGCATGACTTCCAATAAGTACTTTAACCTCTTCAAGAACAAGCCAGAGCAGGACCTCATGGATGACCTCATGAACGAGGTTATTGAGATCCATGGGGTAAACTGCTTTTACATCTCCCGCTCAGGCCCCGTTGACCTTTTCTACGGCGAGGACCCGCTTGCTAAGTTCGACAAGTGGTTTGAGATGGTGTCGTACATCAAAAGCGCTGACGGTTTCACAGGCCGAGCTGCAATGCAGAAGTGGGGCATTACGATGGAGCAGTCCATCACCATTCAAATTGGTAAAACCGAGTTCACGAAACAAGTTGGCGGCGAGCTTGGTGCAGTTAATAGGCCCCGCGAGGGAGACCTTATCTATTTCCCGTACGGTGTCCCTGGCCAATATCTCCTTGAGATTAAGTACGTAAACGACAACATTCCATTCATCGAGCTTGGTCGCGATTACATTTACGAGATTGACTGCCGCATCTTTACCTATGGGAACGAGAGCATTAAGACGGGGCTTCCCGAGATTGACGCCATCGAGCAAGAGATTAAGCAACGTCTTGAGATTGAGGTTGGGTCAGGGGCAGGGGAATTTGTCCCTGGTGAGGTTGTCTACCAAGGTAATTCATTTGCAAATTCAACCTTCAAAGCTGTCGTAAACCGAATAGAAGGTACAACAATCTACCTAACCAACATTAACGGTAACATCAAAGACACGGCTGAGCTTCTTGGGAACACCTCCGGGGCCTCTCGTAGTGTAGGGGCCGACAAGGAAGAGATCCTTAACGATATCTCCGCTCAGAACTCTCTCATTCAAACGGAAGCTTCTGGGGTTGTTCTTAAAAACTCACGTAATCCATTCGATAAGGGTAAATTGTAATGTTTACCTATTTCTACCACGGCATTTTAGAGAAGGTCACTAAGGCGTTTGGGTCGCTCTTTAATGGCATCTATGTCGCCAAATACGACGAGAACGGTAATGTGGTCGAGAAGAACCTAGTTCCAATAAACTACGCAAACCGTCATGCGTATATCGCACGGCTTGCAGCCAATCCAGACCTTGAGGATTCAGTGTACGTGGAGCAAACGTTCCCGCGTATGGCATTTGAGATTTCAGCCATTACCTACGACCCTTCTCGCAAGTTCAACACCATTCATCGACACTCAACCGATAATGCTACAGACGGGGAAAAGTTTGCCGCATATCAATCAGTTGCCTATACGATTGATTTCTCCCTTACCATCGTTGCAAAGCATGTAGTGGATGCAAATCAGATTTTAGAGCAGATTCTTCCGTATTTCACTCCAAGCTTTACCCTTAAGATAGTAACCGTACCTGCCATGGGGTACGAGGAGAACATCCCAATTGAGCTTAACTCTATTTCCCCTTCGGATAACTACGAAGCTGAGCTAGACATGCAACCGCGCCAGGTGCGGTATGACCTGAGCTTTTCGGCCAAGATGAACTTCCACGGTCCGGTCGAGACCGCCAAGATTATTAAGAAGGTTCAGGTCGACCTCTATACTCCGAGTGACCTTACTCAGGAAAAGATGGAGAAGACCCCGCGTATTGCTCGTAACACAACTGTCACCGAGCCAGCGTCTGCTGGGCCGCAAGATGACTTTGGATACAGCGACACCTGGGAAAGGTTTAGCGACAACAAACGCTACAATCCAGTGACAGGGGAAGACGAAGAAATCCCTAAATAGTATTCCCATGATGAGCTATAAATAGTCAGTCTATGCTGACCTTTAAGCAATTCAAAATGCTCCAAGAAGCCCTTAGGAATGACCAAAAGGCCGACGTAAATGCCTGGAGGAAGGGAAATAATGAGTTTAGTGACAAGCTTTTTGGCGGCCCCGATACGGATAAAGAAACCCACCAACGGCGATACTTTGACTTTGACTCAACCGCCCATGCGGATTCCCCGGCGAAGGAAGCGATAGAAGGACACCTTTCAAAGCACGGATATAAGGTTCACGACTACAAGGCAGGTTTAGCAAAGGATAAGCACGGACGAGACGTGCGGATTGGTAAGGCTCTCGGTCAGACTAAGGCTGAGCCAAACCTTGTAAAGAAGTTCGCTGAGGATCCTGTTCGTGCTCAGAAAAACAAACAAAACCTCAGAGTCCTCATTTCCAGACACCCACATGATGTCGCAGGAATGACGAGCTGTGGACACTCTTGGGAAAACAGCTCGTGTATGAACTTTGAGAGTGGTAAAAACAGGCATAATCTTCAACAAGACCTAAAGCACGGCACGCACGTTGCCTATCTTGTTCATGCTGATGACCAGGGGCATCCTCAAAAGCCACTTGCTCGGATTGCTATAAAAAAACACAGTGATGAGAACCAAAACTCTATCTTGGTCCCTGAGCCAAGTATATATGGTGATGCACCAAAAGGATTCGAAGATCAGGTCAAGCACATTCTCGATACCCATCATAATCATCATCAGCCGATGGGGGCTTATCATAAGAATGAAAATATTTACGATGATGGCTCGGGGCGTACAGTTGCTCACGTTAGGTCCCATGAAATTGGTGCTGCCCTTGGTCATCATTCGATAGATGTTAGAGTTGCCGCAATTTCCCACCCAAATGCTACACACGAGCACATTACTAAAGCGCTTGCTGATGGAAATCCCCTCGTAAGGGTCAATGCAATTCGTCATCCAAATGCTACACACGAGCACATTACTAAAGCGCTTGCTGATGCACAGCCGCCGGTAAGAGATGCCGCAATTTCCCACCCAAATGCTACATACGAGCACATTACTAAAGCGCTTGCGGATGGAAGTGCGCCAATCAGGGGGAGCGCCGTTTCACATCCAAATGCTACACACGAGCACATTACTAAAGCGCTTGCTGATGAAGATTACTATGTAAGGGCTAAAGCCGTTTCACATCCAAATGCTACACACGAGCACATTACTAAAGCGCTTGCTGATGAAGACGATTATGTAAGGGCTAAAGCCGTTTCACATCCAAATGCTACACACGAGCACATTACTAAAGCGCTTGCTGATAAAAAAACATATGTCCGTAAGGCTGCGCTTTCCGCAATGACGAAAAGACAAGTCAACCCCGAATAGTAACTCTCAAAAGGGTAATGCTCTAAGTACTGCCTACCCTGATAAAACTATAGTGGGCGCTATGGTGTAAGATCGTAGCTTAAAGGGTTCGGCGGCTTGCGTGTTGGTGCTTCTTCTTGAACACCGTTTAGGTTTGCAGGTCCCATTGTCGGTTTTCGTGCCTTTAAGTGGAGAAACGATTGAAATAAATAGCACAGCAACTGGTTTTGTTGTGACGCTTAGAGAGCAAGAGAGGCGGTCTCGCGGCCGTTAAGAGGACTCTAAGAGGTCACGTGGCAGGTGTCGGTGGACGAATCGGGAATCCGACTAGCGCCCTCTTTAATTTGTAAAAGGTCCTTTGATGAGCAAACAATTAACCATTCAGCAAATCGAGGACGGACTCCAGGAAGGGATCTCTAAGATGGAAGAGCTCTTTCCGTTTGGGATTACCCTTTCCATTATCGGGATAGACGAGAGGGGATTAGGCTATAACTTCGTCCTATCTGACTCGGAGCCAGAGGCTCTTATTGAGTGTATTAAGAACGCTTACAGCGCAAAACGCCCCGTGAAGAAGGCTTCCGCTAAAAAGAAAGCTCCAAGTAAAAAGAAGTAATTCCCTATTTGAACCGTATCCGAGCCCGAGCGGTGATTGTGGTTTCGGTTGCGACATGAGCGGCTATTGTAAAGACGCCCTTACTTTTAACTGGGATTACGATAGACCCACGAGAAGAAGTTACCTTTGATGCCGTTTTCCCATTTACGGCGTATCTCACTAAGACCCCATCCAAAAGCGTCCCCCGAGTTGAGCGAAGGGTAAGGATAAAGCTCTTTTTCCCCCTATTCACGCTAAGCTTTGCACCAGAGAGAAGGGGAGTCATTGAGTCTCTCCCCAAGCACTCCCCAAAGTAGCTTAGGTGGCTTTCAATCTGTCCTAGGCTTAAAGGGCTAAAGCCTGATTGGTTAGTCCCAATGGACGGGTACATGAGCGTATCGGGGTTATAGAAGTCGTGAGAGGCGCCAAGGTTATGTCCAACCTCATGAGCGAATATGGCTCCTGAAAGTGCCCCATAGCTTTGAGTAACGCTGAATGAGTACTCTGGCGCGTAGCAGACAACTCCCACATAGGCTATTCCAATGGTGCTTCCGTCCATGTCTTTCCCTGTAAAGAGAGCCTTTAGGTTTGCTTCCCCTTCTGCTGATGGACTCACTCTAAACTCATTGAGAAGGGGAGAGGGGGAAGAGTTTAAGAAAGAATCAAGAAGAGAGGTAATGCTTAACACCTTAAACCGAATCCCAAGCTGCCTGTTGTAAATGCTTTCTGCCACATTGATAGCGCTTGCTACATCAGATGAGGAGTTCCCTCCATGGATACTTTGCCACTCGGGGTCTGTAAAAGCTCTTAACGAAATGACTCGTACGGTCTCTTTCGCCTGAACATCTGAAAATTCCTTAACAGTTGGTCTGTGTTCCTCTATCCCACTCTCATGAGCTTCAGCGCACGAGGCGGGAGGTAGATATGAGCGAGGGATACTTGTAACCTTTACCCTTTTCCCCGTTACCTTAACCGTATAGAGCCTCTGTCTTCTCCCTTCACTCCCTGTGGCCTTCCCAGGGAAGGTAAGTGTCAAAGTCTCTAAATCCTTTGATGCTGCAAGGGGAAACCTATGAGAGGTGAACCGTACCTGACCTTGGAAGAAGTCTTTAGAAAGATTAAGCCCAGGGAAGTCTCTTTTTACTGACAAAGAGGCCCTAACGCGCCCGAGCTCTCGTACTCTAAATGTAACGCTCTCACACCGAGCAGAAGAGGTGAGTGTGAAAAGTAACACAACCACCACTAGTAGCTGCCACCGTCTCACCCATTTTGCAAACGTGAACTGCATTTGACCTCTTACAAGGTCAGACGCCACAGCGTTTGTTTGGACTACTCCCTAAACCTAAATAGAACTAGGCAACGAAATATGTGTGAAACATGTTTGAAACATTCTTTAACGAGATGCTTGATACGATAACCGAAGGGTTCTCAAACTCTCAAAAGAGCTTCCTTCGCTATGCGCTCTATACGGTCTATGAGGAAAAGACTAAGCAGCTCTTTGATGCCCTGCAGGAGTGCGAGAAGAATGAGTCCCATATCGAGACAGCATCTCTTGCCCATTTAAAAGATGAAATAAGGCTTCAGTTCCTCTTAACCCCTCTCCATACCACTAAGACACGGGAAGAGATAACCGCAATAATTGAGCGGCAGGCACGGTTTAAAGAGAGATGGAAAGCTCTGGCTCAATCAAAAGGGATTGAATAACCCCTTACCCTTTTTGTCTAACCCAAGAGCCCTATCAAGCACATGGGTAAAGAGCTTTAGGGTAATCGCTACTACGACAAGGACCGTAAAGAGAACAATGGTCCCAAAGAGCTTTCGGTAATTGGCCCTTGGCTCCTCTGCCCTTAGCTTTTCAAAAGCGACACTAGCTCTCATATCCCCCATGGTATCATGTCCCCTAGTCCGCCTTCAAACGCTTTTAAAAGGTAATGCTCGGGCGATCCCCTAACTCCTTAAGGTAAGGGGCATGGGACGAAAAGACACAAGCAACGAAGCCTACGAGGACCTTGTATCAAACGGGTTCCTCCAGACTCAAAAAGGGATCGTGTACAAGCTCTTAAAAGAGTTAGGTCCATCCACACAGAGGGAAATAGAGGCTCACTATGAACGCACAACGGGGTCATATCTCATGCTTCGGTGTCGCTTCTCAGCCCTTGAAGAGGACGGGCTCATAAAGCCCACTGCAAAGCGTCCATGTCGAGTCACGGGAAAGATTGCCTATGTTTGGGAAGCTGACCCAACCACACCAAGCTTAGAGAGAAAGATTTCAAAGGCGGAAGAGATTAAACAGTTAAAACATCTCCTAGAACAAATAGCTAAGGCTCAAACGATAGAGGAGGTAAGAGCTATCCTTGGACTTGAAACCTCTCACTATGAACCACCAGTGTTAAGGCTTAATCCTTTCCACTCAGAGAACGAAGGTAGCTAGCATCTCTCTTTAATCCTTTAGGGGAAGAGTCCCTGACATGGGTCCAATCAAAGTCTGCTTCAAGTGCAGTTTTCAAATCGATACGCCCGAGCCCGTCACATAAGAGATACGCGGTGAGCCACTGTGAATGTGTGATATGAGACGCCAGAGAGCCCTGTGGACCTAAAGCTTCATGGACAAGTGCCTTATCAGATGGGGGAAGAGGTAACCTCATGCCATAAAAGGTATCGTCACACGTAAAACCTTCCCAAAGAGTTACTTTGTGAGAATTACCACGGGGCACATGTTCTCGATATCAAAGAAAGGTGAATGAAATTAGGGCCTTGGCCGCCTAGTTTCCGAGTATTATAAGCTACTTACTCTACTTCTCGTAATTTTTCATAGTCTCAAAATCGCCCTTTGCGGATGGTGAGCGATTGAATAGAACGCTGGTTGTTTGAAGGCGGACGAAGGCTAGATCCGGACTGACGGTGTGTTTGAAAGATTGCTACCCCTCCCCGTTGTGGATTTAAAGGAGCCTATTCGCGCCCTAGGCGATTATCTCATTCGCCCACTCTAAATAGATGGCATGAGCAAAAAAGATGCCAGGGAGATTATCGCAGAGGCTATTAGGTCATTCGTGACAGAAAGCCAAGATGACCTCTACGCACGGGCGAAGCAGGCGAGAGATTCACTTGAGGCGGACGTCTCTCGACATAAAGCTGAACTGTCGAAGTTCCCAAAGTTAGAGAACGGACTCACCCCTGACCATGTAAGAAACTCGCCCGACTTCAAAGCTCACAAGCAGAACTTTGATATCGCCTTTAAGCGCCTCCAGACTTTCAATCAGTCCTTCACCAAGAAGTTTAAGAGTGAGATTCGAGCGGACCGAGACGCGGCGCGCCTTAAAGGGAAGTAAGCCAGACAAACACGTCCTCTCTTACATCGTCACCTTTCAAACAAAACTTTAGCCTCCAGCGCCAAAATCCAAGATCCTCTGATTTACGAAATCTGGAAAACGTCAAACAAATTCCAAGTTCCTCTTAAGACGAGGTGACATGAAGCCTTCTACCCATACGAAGTATTCCCATAGGGGAATGTTGTAGGGGAGAGCTTACCATGTACGGTCTCGGCTAATCAAAGTTTTCAACACTTTTGTGGATAGAATTGGATAGGGGAATGGATATGAAAAAGAGCATTAAAGACCTTGCGCGTGAGACCCTAGAGAATGTCTATGACCTTTCTCCCCATGAATGGACCGACTGCCACCAGTGCTTTGCGTTGGGGTACCAAATGGGACGAGCTCCCGAGTGGGTGAGTCTTAGAGAGGAGACCCCGGAACCTGAAAGGGATGTACTGTGGTCTATTCCATCGTTAGGGGTGATATCAGGCACACTTAATGAGTTCTCCTATGAGGTGAGGACTCAAGCGCCCGTGTATTGGACTGTGCTGCCTAAGGCTCCTTTTGGTCAAAGGTGAATGTTACTCAGTGCCTTGTCTTAACTAGAGTAGTGACCATGAGTGAAACGCCGCCTGTTGAGTCCATATCACCACCTGATCCCAATGTGTACTTTTTGGCCGGGTACATTGCGGCAACGCCCAAATGGGTAAACGTCAAGGATCATCTCCCATCAACCTATTCACAGTACTTGGTTCACGTGACCAACGGGCAGATTAAATACATGGAAGCTCTCTATTGGAATCCCTATCAAGCTGCGTGGTCAGGGCTTATCTACGGAAACACCGTGACTCATTGGATGGAGATGCCAGAGGGGCCTACTGATGAGTAGGTCAAATCGAGATAGCACCTTGTAACTCTCTATAAATAGACCTCTATGAGCAAGAAAACCGAACAAGAGTTAATCGCGGAAGCCATCGACCTCACTGAGACCTCCCTCGTGCGTGAACTAATCGCCGAAGCTAGAGAGGTTCATCAAGTGTTCATAGACGGGAAGCTTGAAAGCTCACATTCCTCCGAAGAGGATGCAAAGAAACGCCTGAAGCAACTTGATTTTGATTGGAAGCATCGGACCAAAGAGCCTTTTATGCGCGGTGGAGAGGACAAAAAGCCCACCATTGAAATTAAAAAGAGTCTCAAAGAGGCTATCTCTGACGACAAAGCCAAGAAGGCAGAGCGCGTCTTTACAAAGGCGTACCTTGACCTCCAGGATAAGAACCGAGACCTCACCCAAGCTCAAAAGGATGACCCCTACATTAGCCATAAAGAGTTTGACGACCTTGAAGACCAAAAAGACGCTAATGTGGCCAAGGCCGTAAACGTCTACGGTAAAGTCAGAGACTACGCAGCAAAGCATAAGCTCCCTGGAAAACTTGGGCACATTACAGGTGAGCCTGAAGGGTTCTCTAAGCGCGTTAGCCGCCCTATGGACTTAGGGTATGAGTTTGGAAAGAAGATGCTCAAACAGTCCAAAGGTGATGACTTCCATCACACCCGCTACATCGACAAGCTCAACAGCCACTCTGATACCTACCAAGAGCGATCATCAAAAGAATCTGACCCTGCCAAAAAGGAGCACTACAAACACCTTTCCTCGCGCCTTCGAGCGTTTGCTCACGGGATGCACAGTGCAAAGGATGACTGGGACAACAATGGCGGGTTTTAATTTGAGATAATTATGACCAAGAAAACCGAACAAGAGTTAATCGCTGAAGCTATCGACTCTGACCTTCAGGAAAAGATTGGTGACTCAAAGCTCGCCAAGATAAATCGCATTATTCAAAAAGCGGATAAAAGCATCGCAAAGAGCGACAAGGCCGCCGAGGCCGCAAAGGCTAAGGGCGACAAGGCAGGATTTGAAAAGAACGCTAGCAAGTTTGGGCGTCACCACGATCTCCAGACGGTGCTCATGGCAGATAGGGCCGCTGAGGAGAAGGCCGAGTTGGAGGGGATAAAGGCCAAACATGCAGCCTTACGATACGGCGGTGTGAGTGAGGCTATCTCTGACGACAAGGCCAGGGCTAAGAAAGCGTGGGCTCCTGAGCAGCTTGCATATAAGCATGGCATGAAGATTAGCCCCGAGGAGCTTAAGCAGAGAGTAAAGCGCGTTGATGACATTCATCAAAGGTCCGAGAAGAAATATCAGGAATTGATTGCGGCGCATCAGACAAGAACGAGAGACCTTCCTGCACACCCAGGTGAATGGTCTGAAGAGCAGCGAAGCGCGTACCGAGAAAGTAGCGGACCAGCAGGCAAAGCTCATAAAACCCACTGGGCATCTCAACGGGTACAGAGCGGACTTAGAAAAGCGGCCTACGAAAGAGGTCTTCTTAAAAAGGACGGTTGGGGTCACTTCTCTGACTTTCTGGACGATGAGACTAAGTAGCAAGTAATTTAAGAATCATCCCCCAATGAAAGGGCTCACTATGTCCAAAAAGTCAGAACAGGACCTTATTGCTGAGTCAATTGAGACCTACCTTGGAGAGGCTTTACGTGGTCACCCAGAAGGAACCAAGGTGAGAGTGCCGCATAAGGGCAAAATGACATCAGGCAAAGTTGTCCGATATGACCAAGGCTACCGCCACGGAAGCCCCTTCTACGTTGTGGACGTCGGTGAATACGAGTCTATAAAAGTACCTGAGCATAAAGTAGAGCGCGAAAAGGAATAGGGTATGTCCAAAAAGACCACACTATCGCTTACTGAAGATGCAGTTAAGCATCAGTTAAAAATTGCAGCATCAACACTCAAAATGAGTGACGCCGGAGCATCGCTCCTTGGTGGCATGTCAAAGTCTGAAGCAGCAAAGCTCATCGCCCGACATAAAGGAAGGGAGCACGCGGTAAAGTCTTTGAAACAATCCGGGCATACCGACCAAGAGATAGCTAAGCTCTTAGAGGGGAAAAAGACCGAACAAGATATCATCGCCGAATCCATTTCAACTAAGGTTGATAACCACGGGTTTGAGATCGATTTAGACCGTGCAATCGGTGACCACGATTCAGAGCGACGCTTCATGGCAGCCCGTCACCCAAAGGCTCAAGACCACCACATTGAAAAAGGACTTTCCGATGAGGATTGGGTAGTAAGACACGCTGCGGCAAAGAACCCTGTTGCTAAAGACCACCACATTGAGAAGGCTCTCTCAGATAATGACTACATGGTCCGTATGGGAGCGGCAGAGAATCCAAGCGCCAAACCATCACACTTAGAAAAAGCTGCTAAGGACCCACACTGGGCAGTTCGAGCGGCAGCTAGAAGGGATTAGTTTACAAGGCTCACTTCTCCGCCTTTAACTTCTCAGCTACCCACATCTTTACAAGTGACTGTCTGGCGATCCCAAGACGATCCGCCTTTACGTCAAGCTCTCTAATCATCCACTCAGGGAAATCGATGTTGACCCGTCTTACCTTGTTTGGCTCATGCCGAACGGCCTTGTCCCACTGAATGTGTTCCGAGACGTCCTCTCCGGCGTCAAACTTTTCATCAAACTCTTTTGCCGTAATGGGCTTAAGTGCTTTGGTGGAGCTTTTTCTCTGTGTCACGTGATCTCCTAACCGATATAAATCTCACCTTACCGAAACGGTAAGTGATAACATCTGTCCAGTAAAACGGTCCGACCTTACCAATAGGGAGGAATCTCTCCTCGCCATAAATGACAGCAGCGGGGTCGAACTCAAACGCCATACCATAATTATACCATAATTATACCCTCACCCCGAAGCACTTTCTAGGGGCATAAGCCCATGTAACTGCTTAACACCGCTCCTTCTCACTCTCTATAAATAGACTCTCTATGAGCAAGAAGACCGAACAAGACATTATCACGGAAGAGATTGATGCTCATCTCATTGAGCAAAAGACTCCTATGGACCTTGTTCATAGGGGTAGCTCAGTGGATGTTGAGACTAAAGGGAAACTTCTTGGTTCATACACTCAGTTAAACGGCAAATTTCACTCTTCCGTGACAGATGATGACATTAGTGTTCATAAAGGGAGTTACGACACAGAAGACGAGGCATTGGCCGCTATCAGGTTTCACCACCGAATAGGTGCGGCTAAAATCACCCGCCATCAAAATCGAGTATTGCCCCACGCACAAGCAATCAAGCCTTAAAGGGTAGATACGAAAGTCCCTAATCCTTCGACAAACTTGACCTTTTCTACATTCCGCGACCAGTGCTCGATGGGCTCGCCCCGCTGTCCAATGAGTTATCATTCAAAAATGTGATCTACCGGCAAGACGTTTGAGATTAACCATTTGTCAATTCTCTCACTTGCAATTTGTGCGTACTTTGGATTGATCTCTACACCGAGGTAATTTCGCCCAAGCTTCTTTGCTACAAGTCCCGTAGTCCCCGCCCCAAAAAAGGGATCAAGCACCAAGCCACCCTTCGGGGAGCCTGCTAGAATACAAGGCTCTACTAGCTTCTCCGGAAATGTTGCAAAATGTGCCTCCTTGAAAGGTTTTGTATTTACGCTCCACACCGAGCGGCGATTACGAGTAGGCTTTACTTGCCATGGCTGATCATTTCCTCTTGCGCCATTTTTATCTTTGTACGAAAGCCGACATTCTCTCTTAAACCCATTACCTGAAGGATGAGTGGAAACGGACGGCTCTTGTATAGCTTCGCTATCAAAGTAATACTTTGGAGATTTGCTTAGTAGAAATATGTACTCATGCGCCTTGGTGCAGCGGTCTTTAACACTCTCAGGCATTGAGTTTGGCTTATGCCAGATGGTGTCTTGCCTTAAGTGCCAGCCATCCGCACGAAGCGCAAAGGCAAGCATCCAAGGGATTCCTATGAGGTCTTTGGGTTTTAAATCCCCGTACTTTTCAGTTGGAATACGCCACCAGAAATTTGTACCGCCACCCTTCCCCCACCTAATTTTTGTTCTAATGGGAGGCATCGCTTGTTTGGCTCCAACCCCTGGAGATTCTTTTTTTCCACTGCGCTGCATCGTTGCATAACTATCCCCGATGTTGACCCACAGTGTCCCATCGTCCCTTAGAACACGACGGACCTCACGAAACACCTCTACCAATTTTTGAATGAACTGCTCTGGGCCTTGCTCCAATCCTATTTGACCATCAACGCCATAGTCCCGGAGGCCAAAATAAGGTGGAGACGTAACACAGGTGTTAATGATGCCGTCTGGTAGGGTCTTTAAGATCTCTAAGGCATCGCCAATCAGGATTTGGTCTTTCATATCGATAAACGATACGAAAACTGGGCAAGGCTAGAGCATTACCCTTTAGTGATCCCTCCAATTTGACCTTTTCTACATTCCGTAAATCACAGATCTCCGTAGGGAAAGAGCGCTCTCGCTAGTCGTACACACTGAGCAAATGCACCCAAAGGGGGACAGTGGGTACATTTGCTAAACGTCAAATTGCAAAGGTCGCTCAGGGCAAAGAGGGCTTTATAAATAGACCTCTATGGCAAAGCAGACACTCGCAGAGGGCATCAATCAGATCAAAGCTCACGGCAATCGTACCATTCTCATGAAGGGGAAAGAGGCCGGGGACCTTGTAGGACACGTTGACGTCATCCCACGAGTGGATGTCACCACCATGGCCGACAAGGGAGAGGGCCACCATGCCTACGCCGTCTCTAAGCGAAAAGGCAAACATGGCATCTCACACTATGTTACCCGTCGCCTGGGCGAATTTAACACACATGACGAGGCCGTAGCGGCTGTTAAGAAGTTTCACAAGATTGAAGAGGGCGTTTCTGTGCCTACGAAGAAGAGCGAAGGTGACATTATCACTGAAGCTATCGATACTCACCTTCAAGAGCAGATCGGTGACTCAAAGATCACCAAGTTAAACCGAATCATGCAAAAGACCATGAGAAACAGCATGAAAAACATGCTCAAGGGCGGTCGCGCAAAGGAAGCGGGTAATGAGGAAGAGTTTGATAAGCAATTCAAAAAATTCAAACATAACCTCAGTCGTTATGCCTCAGTTAGACCTCACCAGGACGCAGAGGAGAAAGCCCAAGACCAGATCGAAAAGGCCAAGCGGGCTGCAAGCCAATACGGCGGCCTGAGTGAGGCTGCGGAATCCGAGCATGAGCCTTTTCCGTCTAAGGATTTCAAAAAGGTAAAGCTTGGCACTAAGGGTAAGCACACCCTCTCTCACGTGACCCGGCTTAAGGATAACCACTCCTTCTATCACCTCTCGGACGATTGGAGATCGGACTATCCCGTCCATTACTCCCACACTGACCGAGTCGGATTTGATAACCCCGAGTTCTTTCCCAAGAAGGTTGTCTCGTGGGCATCTGACCTTGTGAAAAAGCACGCTAAGGGTACCGTCTCCGAAGGTACCGAGTCCCTCATCGAGGAAAACTACAAAGCACGGCTTAAAAAGTTAGGCTTTTCGGAACAGATCCCAGCCCAGACAAAAGATGGACTTAGTGGCGTGTACCGATTTGACCATCCCGATTATGAAATTGAGGCCAGACCCAAAGCCGATCCAGGCAAAGATTTCAAATACACCATCAAGGATAAGCGCACTGGACGGCGTCACGTTTCTCAACACCTCACGCGAGTTGAGAAGTTCCTAACCGATAAGGGCGCTCTTAAAGAAGCCTGGTACGGAAACTCCTCTTTTCTCTCACACCCCTCTTATACGACGGGGAAATCAATAGGTACGGCTGACCCAGGTTCGGCAAGCGGCCTTAGGGATAAGCTCTACAGCGTCCATCAGCGACACAGTGAGATAGCCGATTCACTCGGTCGGGAAATGGACAAGCTCGATGGCGCAAAGCCAGGGACGCCCGAGTACACACGATACCATGAGCTTGGGGATAAGAGGTCCCGTCATGCACGCCTCTCCAATAGGGCCTATGCCGCATTTCGCGGCATCTCCACTGGGCAGAGAGCTAAGAAGTAACCCCGTCACGCATCGGCGAGTAATTCACTATCGGCAAATAGAAAGTCTTTCACCTTTCGGTAATCCTCACTTGGCATGGAGAGGGCGCTTATGATCTTTAAAAAGTCGTATGCTGCCCTTTCCGTTGGGAGCTCTGGGGCTTCAGTCTTACATGCTTTAATGTACGCTTGAGCCTCAGTGATAGTGACCCAGGCTACTATCTGAAGGCGCACTGGGATATCGAGCGAGAGCACAAGTCGTTCAACTGTCATACATATCTCCTTTTGTTGTTATCCCTCTACCGGAGCAAAGCCCCTAGCTGAAAGCTCCCGTATGAATCTCCCTTCAGGGCTCTCCGGTTGAACTGGAGTCGAGTCACTTGGGATTCGTGCATAGGACACACCGTCCGTAAGCAGTACGCCCGTGTCGGCGTTACGGTAATCGGGAGTCTTCCATTGGCGATGGTAGGAGAGGTTCGCCTGGCCCTTATCGGACGAGATCCTGTTCTGGAGCTTCCATTGGTAGCCCTGCTCAAGCATCTCCTTTTGGCGCTCCTCGTGGGACTTTAAGGCCTCCGCTTCAGCCTTAATGGCACGGGCCGACTTGGGCTTTCCTGACCTGGACAAAAGCACACTTGCGCAGTCGACCCCTACGCGAGTAACTTCCAGGAGCGACTCCCCATCTTTGAACACTTCAAGAGCGACCGTGCGCTTAAGGCCCTTGCGCCCACAGCAATCGCACTCTGTCTGGTCGTCGCTGATACCTCGGATTTTGTACTGGTACATAGTGCTCCTTATCCTTTGCCCTTGTAAGAATAAGTATCGTCAGCCTTCAAACATAGCTGAATAGGGGAATCTTGGAATTTTTCAACTTTCTTTACCGGTGAGTCGGAAAGTCGATCTTAAACCCATGGGTATTCCCTAAGTCGTATATCCACCTATGCCCGTTACAGGCGGGGTCGGTGACCGTCGAAGGGTAGTCAGTGGCAAAGGCGACAAGGGCATTTATGAAGTTGAGAGCAGCCACTTTGCTCCTAAACTGAAAAGCCTTCCCTGCACTCGGGGTCCTATCCAGTTCCCGGTATTTCACGTGGTCGATTCGCCCAGCGTGCTTAGCGTCAAGGAAGAGGGTGCTATTAACGTGAACGTTTATGTACTTACTCATATTCATCTCCCTTTAGGCTAATACACACTTTGAAAGAAGGTTTAGGCCTTCGCGGCGCTGGTATGATTCATAGGTAACCAGGTGCTCCTTGCGGTCTGCCGTTGTGACCCGGACAGTGTTGGAATCAACGCCTTCGGCACAGACAATCAGATCCGGGGAGCGCTCAGCCCTAAGCCTCTGGTCTTCTTTAGAGACAAGCCACTGAGCGTAGAGGGAGGCTTCCGGGGAGAACCCACGCTCGATGAGATAGTCGGGGTACCAGCGCGAGAGGGTCTTAAAGACCTTTTCGTCGGTGACCTCCTGGAAGTTCGTGTAGAGGACACGAGTGTAGGGGAGTTCAAATTCGACGATTGCAGCGGCGCAATCTTCCTCGAAGGCATAGTAGCCGCCCCAGACCTCGGCTCGTTTAAGGGCACTTGGGGTAAGGTGCTTTTCAGCGTAGCCCTTACTAACCAAGAACCCACCGTGCCCGGCGGTCGTATGGAAGGTGAGCCCACGAGCGAACTGAGTTGAATTTTGTGATTTGCCCCAAGGAGTGTTCGTTGCCATGGTGTACCTCTTAAAAGCTAGACGTGAGAAAGGGGGTTAGTGGCCAATAAGGACAAATTCGCGAATCCGATAGTGAGACCCAAAGCGCTCCTTTGCGGCCCCTTCGACCTCTGAGATGAAGGCCTTAAGGCGCTTGCAGCGGATGGTTTGAATCTTGTCCATGCCGCGTTTAAGGTTAATCACGTAGCCATAGTCGCCTAGGTAGGTAGCGGTCTCTTTAAAGCTCGTTTCGTTTGAGTGTACGGTTGCAAGCTCAAGGAAGAGCTTCCCAGTCTGTGTCGCTCGTGCGTAAACTTGCTTTGCCATAGTGAACCTCGCTATAAACTGCTTACATAGAGCCTATCGTCCGCCTTCAAACATAGCTTAACAGCTTAGACACTACTTTTCTACAAAAGTTGACCTTTCCCCTCACATTCCCAGTATTTCGTAGGTGATAAATACCTGCAGTCAGCCGCTAGGGGGTGTTTTTACCGTTTCCTGCCACGCACTCCACCTCGAAGCAGAACGGTGTCAGAGGGGAGGGCGGCTGGCTTTTTCGTTACTCCGTCTTGTAAAACCTTAGTACTCAGCCGACCCAGTACTCTTTCCGCCGGTCATAAATATGGCTCATGGGAAAAGACCATGACCTATTAGCGGAAGCCATATCGACGTTTACAGAGGCTACCTCTCCCAAATCCCGCTTTGAGCTTGTCCCATACGACTCGCTTAAGTACCGCGATGACGAGGATGACTACCTGTATCACGCAACAAGTGAACCGGCGGCAAAGGCCATAGTGCAACATGGGCTAAAGCCGGGCGGAACTGGCACAAAGTCCATGTTTACTGCTGGGGCGTATCCGGCTCATTCCAAGGGAAGAGCATTTCTCTCTAGTCGCTCCTCGGCGAAGGCCTGGGCCGATAAGGTCGAAGACCACCTGTTTCACTCTCACGATGACCCTCCACCGGTAGCAGTGGTGAGGATTCACAAAAGCCACGTTCCGGATATTGAAAAAGACGAAGAGGGGTCCAAGGACGTAGGGCATAGCTTCTTTGTAAAGAGGCACGTACCCGCTCGGGAAGATTAGAAATCTTCCTCATAAATACACTCGTCTAAGTAGATTAGAGTGTATGTCAGACTTGGTAAAAAGAGCCCGTCAGTTTGCTATCGAGCGTCACGGGGAACAAAAGAGAAAGTACACCGGGGAACCCTACTGGCATCACCTACGGGACGTTGCTGCAATGTCCATGGCGGATACTCCACAGGAAACTGAGCACGCCAAGGCCGTAGCATGGCTCCATGATACCTTAGAAGACACCCCTACGACCTATGATGAGATTCATCATCATTTCGGGAAGCGAGTTGCGGACGATGTTGAAACCTTAACGGACAGGGGTAAGCCTGGGGTAGATGGAAATAGGGCAACGCGGAAAGCCGCCTATAATGACAAGATAAAGTCTGGGAGTCACATCGCTCATACAGTGAAAGCTGCGGACCTTATCTCGAACAGTCATTCTATTGCAAAGCACGACCCTAAGTTCTCTAAGACGTATTTCAAAGAGAAAGGGGAGACGTTGCAAATTCTTGATAAAGCTCATCCAAAGCTTTTAGGCGCAGCTAAGAATCTTTTAAATAAGATAAACGCTCGCTCGGGCAATGTTAACGAGAGCCTCACCATAGACAGCGTGTCGGAACAGGACATCATCGCTGAAGGCATCGGGATATATTTCCCCAAATAATTTACTCGATAGGGGAATGTTCCCCGATTGTTCACATTTCATACTCTACCCTCGGGCGATTTACCTTTATGAGGATTGGAGATGAAGACTGGCGTACCATCGGCAGAGACTGTTCATGATGTACTGACTGACATCACCGAATCAATTAAATCGATTGTGGCTAAGGGTGGGGCACTCAAAGGTCACTCCCTAGTGGTCGGAGCAGAGGACGCCAAGGTCCTAAGCCACGTTCTCACTTATTTGAGAGAGGACTGGGACAGTTTTAATGAGTTTTCAAAGAGTGAAGCCTTGCGTCAGTTAGCAAAGGGGTAATGCTCGACGGGTCACTATCTCAGGTACACTCACTCACATAGGACCTTATTCCCAAGGCCATGTGAGGGTGTATGAACTGGAACAAATTCGATAAAGATGACCGGGCTACGCACCCCACCGAAGGGGGCACTTACCTTGTAGCCTTTGGGGAGAACTTTCAGATCGTGTGCTTTGTGGGGGGAGCTTTTAAGTACTCAGCCCTTGGGTCTGAGCTCTCATGGGTCGATTTCTGGATGGAGTTACCTAGTCCTCCGGCTGTTCAGGAATAGATGAGAATCGGCTCTCTATAAATAGCCCTCTGTGGCTAAGAAGAGAACCGAAACTGACATTATCGCCGAGGCGATCCGGTCATTCCTTAACGAAAAGGAGTACCGAGGGGAGCATACCGCACCTGACTCTACCGATGGCTCACCCCTGCACGATGTTACGGCTAAGGGCACATACCCGGATGATTTCTACTCCCATAAAGGCTTTAGGTACTATTCAGATTACGGAAATGGGTATGACTCAAAGTCTCATTTTAAAGTGACTACTATGAGACATAAGCCAGACGACAAGGTGTGGATTCACCGGGCTATCCCGACAGACGTCTATAAAAACGCTTTCAAGGAAGCTAAGAAGAGCGGCAAGTCTCCCCTCCATCACATGATTCAAAAGGGAGATTGGGTCACTATTTCGAAAGAGTACGCACACGACCATGGGGAAGGCGCTCTAAACGGAGATTACAAAGTCGCCAGTATGAGAGTTCCAGCGAAGCACGTTTTCACGAACGGGGACTCCATTCACGAGTGGGGGTATGACCCAAAGGATGAGGACTGATTGTCATGAGTAGACACTGGAAAGAGCACAAGTACACAAGCGCCGAAAACCTTTGGTTTTGGGTCGATGAGACATCGACTAGGCTAGACGACAAGCTTACCGAGGACACATCTAAGACAGGCGAGTTCTACAAGGCGTTCCTGGCGGGGCAGAAAGAGCTTCTTGAAAAGCTTTGCGATTACCTGCACGAAAATGAAACAACCTTGCGCGACATATTAGAAGTACGCGGGGTGCATACCATAAAGCTAGACGACGAAGAGTAAAAAGGGCGCTCGGCGGATTTCTCGCCTACTCCCGTTTCAGGCTAAACTGAGCCCGTGTGATAGCGGTCTGTTTCTTACCTTGGTACTCATAGTGCTCCTTGACGGTAGCGAGGCCGGTTACAACATCACCCGCCTGGAGGGCTGAGCAGCCGGAAGCCTTCCATGTCACGCGGTTTCCTGCGCTGTCCTTAAAGGCAATAAAGGTACTACAAAAGCGGCCCTCAGACAGCTTGGTAAAAGTCACCGTGAGGGTAAACTCTCGGCGTTCCCCGACTGTCCCGAGGTGAGCGCTTGGAAGCTCATTTGCAATCTGATCAATCTTACGCTGTCCCGCAGCTATCTGGGCTGCAGTCAGGGTACCTTTTCGGTCAAACTGCTCAACAAGCGAAGTGGCAAAGGAGTCCGTGTGAGAGCGTAAGTTCTCAATAAGCCCTGGGTTCTGAGCTGTGAATTGCGCTTTAGTCTCCTCCAGTGCAGCTACCTTTGCGGCTCTCTCTGCCTGACGCTTTGCCTCTTTAGCGGCTTGGCGCTTTTGCTTAGAGGCTTGCAAACGCGAAAGTGCTTCGCTGGTGAAAATCCTAGCGGTAATCTTGACGCGGCCTGCTGTATTGCATTTCAAACATTTCCCCTCCCATGCGATAGACGGGTATCTACCGCTTCCATTACAGCGGGGGCATGTATCGATGTACGAGATGGTAGCCGTCGCAGCGTCACCCGTCGGGGCCTGTCCCTCGTAGCTTCTTCCGTCAGCAAAAAACCATTGTGTCGTCATAACGTCAAGTATACGCAGTCCGCCTTCAAACTATCAATAAGGGAAACCTGGAATTGTATACGTTTCGAAGTGACTCTAACGAAAAAGTTTGATCGTCAAACATTACCTTTCAATGACTTAGCGATCAGCCTTCAAACAATATGCGCAAACGCCGTTGATTTCAAATGTTGGGGTGCCCTACCATAGGTCTACCGGCTCATTTAAGGGGGAAATATGAAAAAGCTCACTACTCTTGCCACAATCCTTTTCTGCGTCATAGGGGCTCCCGTAGCTCAGTCGGAGGGCATCCCTCCTGGGTGCTACATCACGGATTCGGAAAGGAATTTATTTGGGCAGACTTTTGGTTACGTTCCGAGGTGCTTTGTCGCATCGGACAACTATTACAACTGGTTTACTCACAACCAATATGGCCGAACCGAGATGAGCGTTTTCTATGGTCCAGCCGTCGAAGCCATCCTTTACGCAGATTACCAAGACCTTAATGCCTGTATGGGGGCTCATAACTCCCTCCTGGCAGATCACCAAGCTTTAACCGGTAACTATAACGCAGCAACTGCTAACCTTAACGCAGCAACTGCGGACAACAAGGCCCGTATTACCTTGGAGAAAAAGCTCCGAAAGGCGTGTGGGTCGAAATGCAAGCGGATCAAGTAGCTAAAATGGGTCGTCTTCGACGGGAGATAAATACCTCCCGTCATGAAGACCTTCTTACAATTCATAGTTGAGCGCCTTGGGCTGCCTGAGAAGCTCCCAAGCGGTACCGTTCTCCACATGCAGGAGATTGACCACCCATCTGACCGAGGCAGAAAAGCCCATATGGTAGTAGCCTACCATCCCGACGCCTCAACCGACGACACAAGCTATGCCAGGAGTGAGATTGTAAAACATGCTAAGGAGCACCCAGCGGGAATGGGGCCTCAGCATGGGATAGGATTTGCAATATTTCACAAGGACCCTAGGGGAAAGGGTTTCCGGGCACATAAGCTTCATACTGACTATGGGTGGCAGCGAAGAGGGGTCGCCACGGCAATGTATGACCATGCCCGAGAGAAGGGGCTAGCGATTAAACCATCAAGTGACCAAAGCGAGAAGGGAAAGCTTTTCTGGAAAGGATATAAGAAGCACCTAAAGGCTAACTAGAGAGATTGCCTGTCCGACTCATAGCACAGGTCTTCAAAGGTATTGGCATCGATCCCTGTCGTCTTAAAAAAGAAGGCTTGGGTGTCTTCGTAGTTAAAGCCCATAGACCGTAGCTGGTCGACTACCTTGGAAAACATTACCAGGTCGCTGGTTTGAATTGACTTTTGGGCTGCTTCTTTCAACGTGAGTCGGTTAGTCATATTCATCCTCCGTGTCTAGTTAGACAAGATTGACTGGTACCTGGGCCGCAAGCTTGAAACCTTAAATTCTATATAATCTCGCTTAGCTCCTTTGTAGTCCTCATCCTCTTGAAAGGTTTTCAGCCACTGAGCTTCGGTCTCTGGAGAAACGTCGCGAATGTGCTCCCATAGCCCTGAAATACGTTTTAGGCCCCAGAGGGACTTAGGCTTTTTATGCGTCATAAGACCGAGCCTCCTTCACAAACCTCTCAGACTGTATAGCTCCACCACCTTGGACTGTAATCTCGACGTCCAGGCGCTCCGGGCGAAGTCCGGTCTGCTGGCAATAGAGCTTTGCCTCTCGTTTGGAGGTAAAAGTCTGGGTTGTCTCTTGGCCGTCTGATGTAATAGTTTTGATGGTATATTTTCGTCTCATACTAAGACCATCGTCCGCCTTCAAACGTCACTTTAGCGTTCCAATGAAAAATACGCAAATTGCGCACGAAATTTATCTTTTATTAAGATAAATACCTGGCTATGGCCGCTCAGACAGACAAGGTTATCATCGCAAATACCGATTACGAATTAGGGCCGGAGACTGCCCACGGTAGACAGGTTCATTACAGAGGGAAGCAGGTAGGATCAATTTTCTACATTACCTCCGCTGAAACTGGCGAGCATGTTCGCTTCCTAGCTCTGGTTCAGATTTACAAAACCAGCTCACAATTTATCACCAGATGCCTAGGTGAATTTCTGACATTAGATGGGGCTCTTGCTGATATTACAGCTACTCATTTCAACGAATCGAAAAAAGAACCTTTGAGAGGGTAATGCTCGCCGCATCACTCACTCTAGTACCGTAGGATAATGGGTGTCGGGGCAGGGAGGTAGCCAGCCCTCAATAAGCCGACCAGCGCGACCGCAGTAGTACCCGTGAGTGCTTGAGCTAAGCCTTTTTTCCCGGAAAGGTTTCATTGGGCGCTTGTTGGGGAGTGGACCTAATGGCTCTTAAGGCTCCTCGCGTCGAATCCGTTCGAGTCGGATGCGCCCGCTTTGTTTACTCTAGTCAGATGCACGAGGCATGAGTGAGATCAAAGGTTATATCCATCATTACACACCCGATAAGGACACTTCACATGGCCTACGTAGAACGTCAGGCGAGAAGGGTCTTGGGACTTCCCCGAAAGTACACCGAATGGGACCTGCACGTGGCGTACCGGGCACTTGTGTCAAAACATCATCCTAATCTTGGAGGTAACCGGCTGGCTTGGGCTACAATTAACGGTGCTTTTGATCTCCTACGAAAACGATTTGATGGTACCACGGGGAATTGATCCGGGGAGCGAGGCGGCACTTCTATAAATAGACTCGTTACGACCAGAAAGGTCTCTCTATTGAACGCTACTCGCATATGTCCAAGAAGACGCTTCAAGATTTAATACAAGAGCAAATAGATAAGGATTTCCGTTCCCTCGTTGAGAGTATGAGCCACGATGAGGCAAGGTCTGTCCTTGGTCTGGAACCTGATCACTCCGAGGATGAATTGAAGACTGCCTTCCGGGCAGCATCAAAACGACATCATCCTGACCTAGGTGGAAGTCCTGAAGCAATGAAGCATGTAAATGCTGCGTATGAGAAATTAAAGGGAGCCGGTGGGCATTTCCATGCTGACCAAGGAGGAGACCCAATCTTCAACAAACTCAGGCATCCTGATTCTGACGTAAGAGCAAATGCAATTCAGCATCCTAACGTGCAGCATCATCATATCGACCATGCTTTGAATGATAATGACTACTGGGTAAGGTTAAAGGCCGTCTCTCATCCTAATGCTCAACCTCATCACATCGACAAAGCCCTTGATGATAAAGACTCAATGGTAGCAAATGCCGCTATGGAGCATCCAAACGCAACCCATGACAATATCTCTAAGGGGCTTCGTCATGAGGACGAGTCCGTAAGAGAGGACGCAATTCGACATCCTAACTCCCACGAAGGGCACATTGACCAGGCGCTTAACGATGACAGTAGCTTCGTGAGGTTCGCGGCAATGGAGCATCCCAAGGTTCACATTGGACACATCGAAAAAGGCCTTCACGATGAGGACGAAGATGTACGAAAGCTTGCAATCGACCACCTTCGGCGGCGCGGTGCTTTCAAAGCCTAAACCCTTAAAGCGTCAGCCTTCGAACAAGCTGTTGAATCCGCTTGCGTTTTCAAACTCCTAAAAAGTGTTCTGAATCGACGCTCAAGGAAGGTTAAGAATTGTGTTTGAAGGCGGAACTTCCTGTGATAATAGCCATCTCACACGAACGTGGGTATGTATGACTAAACATGTTGGCTTTATTGTGCAGGTTGGGGACACGAAGAGCTTCTGCTCCACTATGACCCGAGCAATCATGCTGGGAAGACTACTGTGCAACGTTTACAGGCGCGATTCATTCTCCATTACACTTACAATTACCGGGGATTCGGTTACGTTTTCAAAAGACACAGTTGTTGAGCAAAAGCCCCTCTTGGCGAAATTCAAGAAGATGGTGCCCGAGTCCGCCTAAAGGGGCCAAATTGCACTTCTCTCCGGATTCAAGGTTGCTACCTGATTCTGAAACACATCCCGAATAAGAGAACCCGGATGAGTTTTCAACCATTCACTTTGCCTGTTAAAACGTCAATAAAAGTGTGAGAAAGATATCCCATCGACGGCAGCTGCTGTCGGGTTAAGCATATAAATGCCAGAGGGAGATATGTTCATAGATACGCTTATAACCGGGATAGAAGCAGGAAATACGACCAACCCTTTTGTTCTCGTTGAGTACTGTAAACAAGGAGCAATGGCTCAGAATATTGTGATGCGACGAGATCTGGCCTCATGGAAGGACGGTCAGCAACTAGTCGCGACCTATCTATGGCACAACAGGGTGGCGGACCAAGATACTATCGTAAGGGTTGTGTCAGCGCTTGATCATTGGCTGGATGAAAAGAGGGAAGAGCTCCTGGAATTAGTGCTGAACTTCGGGCATGTCTACGTTGAAAAATACACAATCCTCTACTCCCAACACGACATCATTGAGGAGCAGGCGACATGGGAAGAGTCTCATAAGCTTAAACGGTTTAACTTCAAGGTAAGCCCGTTTTGGATCGTTATAAGTGAGGAGAAAGACGGTATCACACGCGCTCCTCTGGCTATTTTTGATAGACGTGATTTAGGGGATTTCTTCAGGTATCAATTGTAAGTAGCCTTATCCAAGGGAAAGAGGGGGGAGTGTGGAGATGTCGCATCTTCACAAGCAACACACATCCCAGACCCAACCAGCGCTCGGCTCCTCTCTCTTTCCCCTTCTTGCTTTACCTGCTCCCTATCTCGGCGGGTATGTTGCCTTCTACTACTGACAGAAACGCATCAAAAAATGAGGTCGAAGTTGGCATATCCGCCCAGACCCGATTGACATATAGAATCTCGGCTTCGTTCATAAAATCGTATATGGAAGGCTGATACTTGGATGACGATAGGTACTGCTGATATATCTCATAGGCCCGAAATCGGTTCATGGCTCACCCCGTTAAAACCTGGAAGGCTTAAAAATTACAGCATCCCTTACCCCGTCCAGGATGTCCGTGACGTTTCGTGGATCGCTTGAGCGATACTTGGCTTGCGAGACCGCAGCAATCCCACCAGCGACCTGCTTAGGCTCATTAAACTGAATTTCTGCTTTGAGGCTCGGGTGTCCTTTTATGATTGCCGGGAGCTTCGAGAAGCTGTGACTTGCGTAGTAATAGTCGTACGAATCACTTCGCTTTCGCTTCTGTCTAAATGTCACCTTTACCGCTTCGTCATACTGAGCATAGCTGCACCGAGTGACCTCTTTGACTGAGATAGGAGTCACATAGGCATATCCAAAATCGGACAGTCCCACGAGGGTTACGTCGCCTGCGTTTGAGAGGGTTTCGATGAATTGATCGAGCTCTGTTTTTGGGCAGTATGTGTTTGTCATGCCCATATTGTAACCTGTTTAACAGTCCGCCTTCAAACCCTTTTTTTGATTGTTTGAAGCCTGGTAACAGGCAGTTAGGGCGTGTGCGGCTTAGATCCAAGTAAACAGGACTGGACAGCCTGCTTTTACGAAAGCGTTGCGAACTCGCTCCTTAAGAGCCTCGGTTACTTTTATTGATGGCACCTGAAGGCTAGGGCAGAATGTTCTTTTGCGAGAGTCCTTATCGCCCATAAGAGACGTAAGGGCATAGTGAGGGCGTGCGGTAAGAGCTTCTTTAAGCTCATTGTCGGCCAGTCGGGGAAGATCATCGGCACGATACGCGATAACCTCAGTACGTGAGTGTGAAAGAGTCATAACCTTTAACCAAATGACCTAAACGTTGGTGGTGGGTGCCATGTATTTAGGGTTCGGTTTCAAATAGGTCGACGTCTTCCCCGCAGCTGCAGCCTAGGCAACTTCAATTGAAGCGGCCTCACAGGCCTTCTCCTCTGGAAGCTCCTGATCCATTCGCTCAACGTCATTCAGAAGGGTAAGAAGAGCGTTCAGGTCATATGCCTCTCGTCCGTTTATCATAACCCTTACATCTCCGGGAGCTATTGCAGAGTCGTTTATGGCGATAGTGACTGGGCCTGGTCGCTTCTGATTCGGATTGGTAACCAGAAAGAGTCTTTTGGCTGTTATTTGTCCGTTTTGGTAGGTACCAAACATTTCACAAAGCCATCGTGGGGCCTTTGAAAGGGCATAGTCGAGCGATGAAGCCAGGGAGGAGTGTCCGCCTGATATCTGATTCTCAACTGACTGGATCTGCTGTGAAATTAGGTGCCTAATGAACAGGGATGAAATTGCTCGAACCGCTGAAGTCCATTGAAAGCTTCCTGCTCCTCGAAACGCCCCAGGCGTCTTGCCCCTAATGCAACGCAAGGGCTCCCCACTAAAAGAGGTAAATTTGGTCTCTGCAAGCTCGTAGCCGCTTTTAGTATTAAAGAAGTGGATCTCAAATGCTCTCTTCATAGGCTCCTTGTACTCGTTTAGACGTAACAGATCGAACCGCTTTTTAACTTCGAGTACACCATTAACACTGAGCCGCATGACCTACAAGCAGAAATTAACCGAACCGGTTAATCAGGTATTGAATACCTAGGTGTCTTAATGTATTAACGATCATGAGACTAAAGACATATTCCGCTAGATAGTTTCTGAAATCTTGGTAGTATTTCATCCTGTCTAGCAAACCCATTTTGTTAAGGGGATGATATATGAAGCTTAAGGAACTTGTTCATTGGGATCAAAGCGGCGGCGCCGGTTCACCTGCTTTCTGGGTGGATGAAGAGACTGGAGATTTTTTCTTCCAGGGATACAAGGTGGAAACAGGCGTTCGCGAAGAGACCAAGTGTCCAGGGCATGAGGACCTAGTTCGAGTGCCAGCAAGCTTTTGGACGCAGCTCAAGGCTTACGCGAAAGATTCGAAGTAAGTTTTGACAAGTTACCAAGGGGCGCTGAAATATGCGCCCCTTGGTTATTCGCTCTATTTGAATAATGAGATATCAACCATGATGCAGACACAGAGAGAGCAAGGAACAGCTATTCCACAGGTATCATGGCGCACTATCCCAATAGGCGACGAGTGGAGTGCAATGTTCCAGTCGTTCAAGCAGTCGGCTTACCGACTTGAGACTCTTCAAGCTTATGCTGAACCATCGGAGTCCTCACCATTCAATCAGTACCGAAGAGGAACACGTCCAGATCCATCATTCATGGCCGACTGGTGCAGTCTAGTAAAGGGGCACGTAGACGCGGGTCGGTCCATGCGAAGAGTTCACATTGTTGACCTTCCGCTCAGCGAATACATGAAGTTTGAAATAGAGTGTTGTTACAAAGATACAGGTTTAGCTGGGGAAGATATTCGACTGTTGGACAGGGTCAATCTTTCTCCTGAGCTCTTAAAGATTACTCAAGAGGATTTCTGGTTCCTTGACGGCTCAACTGTCGTGGTTAACGACTACGATCCTACAGGTGCGCTCTACCAAGCTCGTATTACAACAGATCTAAAAGCGGTGGCGTACTATTCAAGTGTCGATCAAAAGCTCTGGGGCATTGGAGTGCCATTTAGGGAATTTTATAAAACCCACACTGGTATAGAACTGTAGTCAGGTAAAAGTGGACCGGGAAAGCGTAGGTGCCAGAATAAAGGCACTGCGAAAACTACGAGGATTTACAGGAAAGGACTTAGCTGAAAAGACAGGTCTATCGGCGGCAGCTGTATCAAAGTTTGAAAATGGGCTGCTTCGACCCACTGAAAATTTCATCGAAGCCACTATCGCAGCTCTCAATCTCTCATCATCTGAGGCGTACGCACTACGCGAACTCTCCGCTTTCGTAAATTCGCAGTTTGCTAGATGGACCTTGAGTCAAAATCAAGTCACAAACAACCAAATTAACATTGGACTCAGGGAAAAAAACTCCAAGAATATTAGAGTTTTCTACAATCAGATAATCCCCGGTCTTCTGCAGTCGCAGGAGTACATGCGAGTTGTGTTTCAGCACCTAGTAGGCTCCGAAAAGGATAACCTGAATAGGCTCGTAAAGACCCGATTAAAAAGACAGAACATACTTCACAGTAAGCGAACTGCGCTGACGTTTGTGTTGGGAGAGGGAGCTATTCGGACATGCTTTGGTTCTAGGTCTGTTTTGATAGACCAGCTTAAGCGGCTAATTGATATCATCAATACATCGCCTTCAGTAGAGATCCGCGTTCTTCCGTGGCAAAAGGTGCTGAATCGTTTTATTATGGATTCCTTTATTCTTTACGACGAAAGGACTGTGAATATTGAGGTCCTTAAGGGAGAGTTGGACCTGTGGACTGGGGAAGATGTCTCGTACTACATTGAAACCATGAACTACCTGATATCTGCATCCCTATCTCCGGCTGCAAGTAAGGAGTTTATAAAGCGAGTCGTTAACGAGTTAGAGAAAGAAGGCGAATTTTAACATGAAGATAGCACTTTGCACCTCAGACTTTTACGCTCCCGTTCATCAAAGTATCAGAGATACTGGCCATGAGGTTTCTCACGTCTTTACATCCTGTGACCTAGATAGTGGGTGGAGTCTTAAAACCGCCGAGTTTGCAAAAGAAATGAGGTCGCAGTTCGCCGTTGGTGCTGTCACTGAAGAACATATTGCACGCATGAAAGATGATGGGGTCGACCTGCTCATTTCAGCTGCATATGATTACAAGGTCCCTGTTCCTCAAGACGGTAGCCTAAAGAGTATAAACGTTCACGGGACATTGCTCCCTGAGGGGAGAGGTCCATGGCCTTCCCCTCACGTTCTTTTGCGGCACCCCGAGGCAGCGGGGATGACCCTACATACCATGACTGATAAGTGGGATTTTGGTGAGATAGTCTTGCAGGAGAAGATTGAAGTCTCCGACACGGATGATTCGGACTCTCTAATATCGAAGATGGTTTACATGTCTGGTAAGCTCACCAAGCAGTTACTGGGTGATTTTGAGAAAATATGGGCAGGTCGAAAGCCCATGGAAGGAAAGGGGTCCTACTGGAAGAAGCCAACGGACGCTGACAGAACAGTAACGCCACTCGATGATCCGGAAAGGATAGCTGCAACCTATAGAGCGTTTGGGAATCTGACCATCTTTAGCGATGGTGTATCTCCTGCCTCTAATGTTTCAAGAATAGTCATGTGGAAGCAGCAGACTGACAATTTACCTGGCACGCTTGTTAGTTCAAATAATACTCAGCGGATCTATGCGATCCGTGGTGGCCTTATGTCGGTTTATAACTAGCTAGTCTTTCGTCTTTTTATTGCGCTCGTGCTCACTGAGTCGTGCGTAGTAGGTGAGGCTCTCTCGCGGAACTGGGGAGTCCTCATCCTCCGAGAACTCAAACTCAAAAGATTCAAAAACAAACGATTTTTTTCGAAGACTAGCCTGCTTGTGAGCTTCGCGCTCTTCCGGGGACATTTCTGCCCGAGGCTTTGATGAGTCTGCGTCCCCGTGAAGGGCCGTAAAATATTCCCCAAATTTACCCGCCTTGAATCCACCTAGTGGTTGTTCCTGTCCTCTTGGGAACTCTTTATCTCGGTCTGATGTCGAGATCGAATGGATGTGCGGGCTGGAGTGGTGCTTATATAGCACTGCGTCCTGGCTATACTTGCTGCCATGTTGGGTAAGGAAGCTCTTCAGTTTTCCACCGTCGTCTCCCTTTGGTCCTACTACGATGTAAGATGGCTCGTACTTACTCGCGCCAGCTTGTTTTTTGCCGTCCTTATCGACCTCGGGATAGCCGCCCTTTACTCGAATGAAGCTGTACCCGGCCTTACGAATGTCATGTTCCAGGGATTTGTTATTTGATCGGTTCTCAGCAGTAGAGACTCTGACCTCACTCTCTTTCCCGTCGACTGAACCTGGCTTCTTGAGGCGATTAGCCGTAATGAAGCCAACACTGCGCGTACTCAAATGCTGATTGACGCGATTAAGCGAACGCTTGGCAGCCTCTGAAAGGGCTGTGATGTTAAGCTCTTGAATGTATTCAAGAAGTTTCTCAAATCTAGCATCTGACATGGAATAATCTCCCCTACGTCTATTTATATAGTATCCAAACGCCCTTGTTAGAGACTTACATACAGGCCAGTGGCTGCACAGAAGCTCTCCCTTAAGCCATCGCAGTAGATATCCTCATCAACGGTAACTGTCTTTGCGCTTGTTCCCCGTACACTCAGATACTCAATTTTGTACGTGTCCGATGGGGTCAGTTGAATCCTTACCTTGTTGATCCCGTTCTTTGCCAGACGGGAGGGGAGAGAGAACTGCAAACCGGTTTCAAGGGCAATTAGGTCCTTTGCTCCGGTCATGGCCCGAAACTGCGCACCTCCAAGCTGTTCAATTATTGTGCTAGCGATCTGAAGTCTTTCTTCTTTGGTGTAGTTCATGTCGGTAGACCCCCGGTATAACTCTGATATCAATTATACCGCAATCGGCAGCCTTCAAACAATGCTTAAGTGAAAATTGACTGAAAGCGCGTAACTGTCCCACAATACGATTGAAATAATTAAATATGTGCCGTAAGTGGGTTCTCTTTAAAAGCTAACCCTATGATCACCCTTTAGAGAGGAGAGATAGCTCAAGCGCTCTAACAATCTCGCTATGATGATCTGCCCGCTCATGTTGACCGAGCTTTCTCAATGTATCACGCCTGTCCCTATGATAGGCGATACGCTCATGAATAAAAGGAGTGATGTCTCCTGCCTGACACGCCCTATTAAGGATGTCTTGGAGGTACTGCTTCCTCAAATGTTCATCCATAAAATGCCTCGCAGGAATCCACCCCTACTTTGGGGCGACTGACCGCGTACGCCATCCACACCAATAGGCACGTCTCGCTGAATCGAGTCCCCGCCAAGCCCTTCGATTCTGACGTCGAGGCATCCTGGATGCTTTGGCGTTCCAACGCAGCATCCTGAAAATGCACACGATACGTAAGTAAATAACAGAAGTAGAGCTATGCGTATCATCACGCTGCGAGCTCGCACTCTTTTAAATATTCCTCCACCTTCTCCCGAACTAGGTAACGCGCACGAAGAATCCGGTTTTTTACGGACGTTTCCGTGAGATGAAGCAAGTTGCTAGCTTCTTTATTGCTGAGACCGTCAATATCTCGAAGGCAGAATATTTCACGATACGCTATTGGAAGGCTGTCAATTGCCTCTTGCAGGATCGCCCGTATCTCATGCTGGCAAGTCATGTAGTCGATGTTTGTAGAATCTGACCGATGAGCCACCAACGAGTTAAAATCTGTTCCTGAGAGGTCCTCCATAGAAGTCGATGGGCGTCGTTTGACTGAGCGAAGACGCATCAGAGCCACATTTGCGGCTACTCTGTGTATCCAGCTTGTAAATTTACACTGGAATTTAAACTCTCCGACTTTGGTCAGTACCTTAATAAAGACCTCTTGTACGATGTCCTCAGCATCGGCTTGATTGTTAAGGATTCGGTAAGCGACCCGGTACACTCTCGGGCTGTGTCGATTAAAAAGCTCAAGGAAACATGCTTCGTCGCCGCGCTGTACTAATCCTTGCACTAAATCGAAGTCGCTTTGGCCCTTTGACATGTAACCCTGCCTCCAAACTACAAAACAGAACGAAAAAGCTCTCAATGCTTGTTCACTGTAGCGATATTGGGGAGGCGCCGAGCATTACCTAATAAAGATTTCCGATTTCGTCCGTGGATGTAGGGGGCTGTCGGCCAAGAGAAGAGGTCACTGCGCTCTTTCGTTTGAGGTTAGGAACATTTCACACTAGACCTTTGCGTTGAAGATGGGGGGACTTACTTCGCCCAACTCTTTTTGTCTTTGTTTGGGATTTCTTCACGCCGTTAGAATGTGAGGAGCTAGTTTGCTGGGCCGATACCGCTGCTTTTGGCTTATGCTGATGAGCGACGGATGGGTGCCGCGAGGCTTGTGGCAGTAGAACCAATAACGTAACAATCAATTCCCGCATAAATCACTCCGAGTAAAACATAGCCCGAATCAGATACATGGTGGTGTCATGGTATTTATAGATTCAGATATTGAGGCCCTATCCAAGGTGGTTCTGCTACCAAAAGCACCGGGAAAATCCCCAAAAAGCGAATCTTAGTACCCTAAAGTCGTCGCCAAAGTATTTAAATCCTCTCTGCTCCGCTTCGATAAGTATTTCCGTGAAGATGCGGTTTGGCATGTCGTGCAGTTCCGCGACTTCTACATTTGGACGAACACAAAATGAAAAGCTACCGGCGCTATCAGTTTCGATTTGTCGGCGGACAAGTCGATCTTCCTCTTCGAGTTCAAAGATAGCCTTACCCTCCTGAAGCACTGTTACTAATATGACGTTCATCTGACCTATGCTTACTTTTTAAGAAAGTCGTGGAGTTCAAGGCTGACCAAGCCTGCCGCAGCGGATCCGCGATGAAATGCCCGCCTGTCAATTTCGCCATTCGAGGATTTGGTGGATTGGCCCGATGGGTTAGCTTCCTTTTCACTCGGATCTGAAGATTGGCTCTCTGAAGCCTTCTTCATTTCCGGAATGGAGTCAGTTAGTGAACCGCGATTATCAGCAATCATTTGTTCATCGACCCTGGCCCAGATTCGACATGCAAATCCTTTTTTAAAGGAGCGCATGAAGGTTTGGCTTTTCCCTGCTTCCTTGGCCAAGGTAATAGCAATCACCACAATATGAGCAGCGACCTTCTTGGCTGTTTCAACATCGCCCGGAGAGCCGACGATGGTTCGTACTGCGCGGTCGTTACTGTCATATCGCTTCGTATAGGTGCAACCGTAAAGCTTTGATATGGCAACGTAGATTGAGTCCTGCCACGTTGCTCTTAATGCCCCAACCATCAACCCATCAAACATATAGTCTTCTGAGGTAGTCGCGGTGTTTATATTGGCGATTAGGAGGCTGTACTTTGACAATAACTCATCGGCCATTTTTTGTGCGGTTTGGGACTCCGCCTGAGTGCCGCCGCGTCTCGCAAGTTCAAGCATTTTGTTTATTTTGGCGATGATGTTGTCCATTTACCTATCTATAAGGGAGGCAGTCGCCTTTATTGATTTGGACCGATTATAGGTAATCAGACCCACTCTTGAGCCTTTCCTCTTGCCAGATGTAGTCAGCTCTCTATTAGGTAATGCTCGGCACCTGAACGACTTGGTTATTGTGAAAGGATGAATTGTGCACAAAAGCCCAACGAGGTGAGGATAAGCTGCAAATGTTGCCGTGTACTGGTAGACGTACCGCATGTACCAGGGATGGTGTCCGCAATCTGTAAAAAATGCTCCGATAAATACCTAGGAGGAAATCGAACTCAGGGAGATGTTCGCTTGGTGGTAATGCTCAAGAGTGCTGGAGGGTTGGTAGGTTAATATAATGGACTTCTATAGCCTTGATTATATTTTTGCAGAAACTCAATTTACCTCGGGGCTCCATGCAAATCTCCAGAGAACTTATGACTTTGTTCGTCAGCCAGTTGGACCCCAGACTCGGGACGTAACCTCCACATTCTTTTGTGACCTTGAGGTAGATCAAGGGATGCCAGATCACCTTGCCGCACAGGCTATAATCGACAAGGGTATTAGCCACTTTACTGAGTTTCTTAAGAAAGACTCAGTTCAAGGGATCAAATTTACACGCATTGAAGTCTTGAAAGCCTTTGCGTGCCGAACCGGCTCGGGAAAACAAACGTTGGCATTGGTGATTGATTACACAACCCCAGCAAAACGAACCATCAAGTCCTTTGTTTAGCATCGGTAATTTCTCAATCTCATTCAGCTACTTGTACAGTACAAAAAACTTCAAACATTTTGTTGGGGGTAATGCTCGCGGCTGTTGGGCATCTGTTAGATTTTGTTTCAACAGAGTGTGAAAACCAGTTAGCGAGGTTCTATGAAATTGCGATCCGGTATCCCCGAGCTAGACAGAACATTATGTGGAGGGTTTGAGAAAGGAAGCCTGTCGATTATTATCGGCGAAGGGGAAATGTCAGGTAAAACTACCACCTTGACCTACCTTGCTAATAAGGCAGTGGACTCCGGAAGTAACGTTGCGTTCATCTCGTTCGAAGATGACACTGAGGTCCTTGCCGAGAAAATTGTGAACCCCTACGCAAAGCTGACATATTTAGAGCCAAAGACAAAGCTTGAAACTCTTCAATTAGCCATAGCCGGACTAAGTTCTGACCTCATAGTTATCGATGACCTTAGCCAGATTGACTGTTTTCAGTTTAATGCCGAGGCCGTTAGCGTGCTTCACAACTTACGAGTGTCGGCGATGATGTGTAGCAAAGCTATTGTTGCTGGTGTGGGGATATTCCCCGAGAACGATATAGTAAAGCTGCTCCGCATGTCTGATGTAGCAATGGACATTCAGGAGTTTCACCACAACACATATACTCTGGGAGTTCTCAAGAACAGTTTTGGGAAAGCCGGATTCTCTCTGAGTTTTGGGGTAGCCCACTAACTAAGGTCCATCACCCGACCGTCGGATTCGTGCATCTCTGGTGCATATGCGCAAGAGAATCCCCTAGACGCACGGATTAAGGTTTGAGAAAGTAAGGAAATGTTTGAAGGTGGAACATAAAACCTCAAGCCCTGATTGAAGGCTGCCGATATGGAGTGATATGAAGAATGTTGTTGCTGTTGTGGTTAGTCTTGCGCTGTATATCACTCGCATTGGTATGGTCTATGGAGATCAACTAGTGTATCCGGGGGCCGTAGTGACCGTTCCTAGGTCCGTATCCTCCGAAAGTTTATCGTCAATGGTGGCAAGTGCACCATCTGGGTTTCGCATTAGTTCGATATCATCAAAGACTCTGTTCTTTGATGAGAAGACGTCCGGACTGACCGCTCTTTCTCTCGTTTCAGACTCAAAACCAATAGTTCTCACGAGAAAAAATAATGCATGTAAGTCGCCTAAGGTTCGAAAGGCTTTGGCTAAGCTTGGTAAGAGGGTAAAGTGCGAGCCTAACTTTGCATACTCTAAGTCCGAGATTCCAAACGATTCCCTTTACTCTCAGCTATATGCCCAGGAAATGATCAAGGCCCCATTAGCATGGGAGCGAACGAAGGGTAGTGACGAACTGTTAGTTGTACTCGTCGACACCGGTATCTCTTACAACCATCCAGATCTTAACCCTAATGTGTGGAGAAACCCGCGAGAGATTCCAGGTAATCGGATTGATGATGATGGTAACGGCGTCGTTGATGACGTATATGGCTACAATGCAATCAGAAACTCTGGAGATCCCCTTGATGATAATGGGCACGGTACGCACGTTGCTGGAATCATTGGCGCAAAAGGGAATAATTTAATCGGCATCCCCGGGATTGTTTGGAATGTCAAACTGGTAGCCACCAAGTTTTTGGACAAGAATGGATACGGAAGTCTTGCTAATGCTATCAAGGCAATCAATTACGGAACAGCGCTTCGTAAGGCAGGATATAAAGTTGTCGTAAGTAATAACTCTTGGG